ATAAATTCAAGAACAAGTTGATAAAGTCCATGTACAGTGTTAATGCGCCACGCACTTCTGCAACATTGCTGGCCTCTACACTGAGTTCTTCACGAATCTTTTGTGTGTCGTAGGCAGTGAGTCCTAAAAAGATAATGATGGCTAATGCTGAGATTACCATTTGCATAACTGTTGAACCAATGAAGATATTAACAATACTGGCAATAACAATAGCAATCAATCCTACGAACATAAACTTGCCCACGCTGTCCAGGCTACGTTTGGTAAAGTAACCATAGCCACTCATCACTCCAAACAATATGGCTGCACCCATGAATGCACTCACGATTGATCCCATGGTAAACACAGCAAATATCATGGAAAAGCTCAAGCCCATTAAGGCCGCAAATCCATGCAAACATAACTGTGCAGTACCTTTGCTGGGATTGTTACCCAGCACGTAGCTGATGCCAAAGATAGCCGCAAGTGGTGCAAAGATCACAATCCACTTCAACACACCTGTAAAAAAGAATGCCAGTAACTCTGGGGTGGTGCCCACAAAGTAACTAACAATCATGGAAACTAAAACAGCCAGGCTCATGTGTCCGTAAACACGGCCCATTGCTGAATTGATTTCCTCGGCTGAACGGTATGCAATAACCCCGCCGTCTGTATAATTTGTACCAAACATTTTATTCTCCTTTAAGTACTTGTAGCATTCTATACTGTTCAAACAGTTTTGTCAAGTCGACCCATCCACCTAGCCCATCTGCTATCTGCAGAGTTTGTCCATATGCCCATGACGCTGCCGCACGATGATACAATATTTGTGTGGTGCGATGATCAACTATGGGTGCAGACTCTATTAACATTTGTGACCATAGTTCCTGATCAGAACTTTGTTTCATGTGTGTGCTTGCGATAGTCTGTGCTCATGCGCCGCATACGCTCGCCTTTACCTTGCATGATGTTCACGATACGTTCAACTGTATTGTTGGTGTGATCACTGATACGGCCTTGGTTGGCATGCGGCCTGCGGATCAGCTTTTCCAGCTTGGTGATAGCATCCTCTAGACTCCAAGGAATATAAAGTCTGTCAGGACAGTTTGCAAAGGTTTCAGGGAAACTACGATAAGCAGGATAAAGTACATTGCAACCAAGAGTGTCCGCTTCTGATACAGTGTTTGAGACCCAATCTTGCAGAGCGCAATTAAAAAGCACACGAGTGTCATTAAGGAGACGATAGTAATCATTCTTCTCCAGGTCCTCATAGATTGTGAGCAAGCCACGTGCTTGTAGGTCTCTTGTACGAGCCATGTAGCTGTCGTTGTTGCTCTTTAGTTTGGCACCAGAGAACAAGGCAAACTCCAGCTTCTCACCTGGATGGCGTTCTGCCCACAGTTCAATTAGATCCATGTAAAAGTCTGGTTGCTTCTCTTGATCCCAACGTGCGGCAAAGCCCACTCGGAATGCACGTTGATCAAATGGTCGAAGCTCGCCGCCTGGCACACGCTCACGTACTTCGCTCTTGCCAAACGCAAGTCCGGAGATGTTGTAGATAGGAGCAGTCCAGCCTGCCACCTTCATGTGCATGACCATCTCTTCGTTGGTAGCAAGTACAGCACCACCAGAGATTGTGACAATATCATTGACCATGCGTTCATAGTCCATCATCCACCGGCCCATGCCCCAAACGTGTACAAAGTCATCTGGGTCAATTGCTTGTGCCAAACAGCGCACATAGATTTTGGGACGCAGGTTATCAGGAACTTGGTTGATGATGTAGCCAAGACTTTCAAAGCCTGGTTGGAACATGTCTTCAAAGTAGATCACATCCTCGCCAGTTACTTCGCCTTGTTGCATCATACGAACCAGGTTCATCGTCTGGCTCATGCTAAAGTAACTGCGACCATGTGCGTCCAGCACCTGACCCACAACAATCTGCTGACTGTTGTCTAGGGTCTCGCCGGGCACATAGACCACATCTAGTCCACGTGCATCAAACACACGCCGGTTCCACTCTGTGAGTTGCAGAGTATATCGAGCCTTGTAGCTCTCCAGGCCCATGTAGTATAGCTTACGCATTATCGATTTCCTGAACGATAGTTGTTGTATCCACGAGGACCATTGGTATCACGTGGTTTGAATTTGTTACGATCGTCTTCCTTTTGGAACCAACGATTCTTCACATACTTGCCATCACGCTTGCGCATGAAGTCTTGATAGGTGATACTGCGTTCGTTGTAGAGATCACGTTCATCAAAGATATACCCGTAGTTTACACAAAAGGTGCGTAGGTCCTCAAGATCATCGTAGATCTGCGATACTTCTGGCTTCATTTGTAGATATTTGTTGAGCCATTTTGGTTGTGCCATTTTAGTTTCTCCTATCAGGCGTTAAGTGTTTGTTCGGGGGTACGTGGATCGCGGTACACAATCTCACAGCCATTTTCATCATCCTCGCTAACACTGATAATAACATGTCTGCCAGGATAACGCAAGTTGATTTGGGAATATAGGTCGTCTGCAATCATTTCGCATGACTTGTAGTCAAGTGCTAGGACGGAACCGTTACCATTATACAGTGCCTCGAGCCATCGCTTGAATTGGATGAACTCAATATCTCTGTCGTTATGGAACACAGAGATGGCCACCTTGAAATGGAAAATATGGCGATGAGGATTAGCCAGGAACGCAACATCAGCCAGTTGTGGATCAGTGGCTGCTGCCGGATACTTATGTATACCTTCTTTTTGGAATCTCACCCAGATCATACGATCTGCCATGTGACTGTTGATGCCGGTTTGTTCTCGGTCTGACTGGGTGGTCATGCTAACAGTCCTTCGCACATGGTTTTGATGTGTGCTTCTTCTAAAAAGAATTGATAGGTGCTCGTGTTTACAACTTCACCTTGGTCGTTGTAGCACTCTCCAGTGAACTCTAGGCACTTGAGAGTGCTTGGGCTCACGCAGTTGAATACTTTTGCATGTAGTTTAAAAGCCTCTTCGTCTCTTATATAAAACTCTTTCATTTGATTACCTCATCTTGTGTGTATTTAGACCAGTCTGTGAATACAGCACGATTTTTTAGTTCGTGCAAACTATGACACCAAACACCAGGATTAGTTGCCTGGAAATCTTTGTCGTCAATCTTGATAGTTGTGTTATAATTGTAGAGTTTAGCATAGGGTAATTTTACACTGATCATTGGAATAAAGCGATCGTGGTCAATCAATGTGCCTTCTAGTAGACCTTCTGCCGCACTCACATCAACATCCAAGGTACACCAGGCGCCATGCATGAGGCAAACACCAATCATGTTTTCCCAGCGTGTCCATTCGTCACTGTTGTTAACTGCTAGATTGGGGAAACTTTGATTAGCACCAAAGTAGATATGCTCGCAGTTGTTTTTCTGTGCGGCCGCTGTGATTTCTGTTGAGTCCTGAACACCAACCACAAACAGAGTACGCATGCCATATGCAGGGCTGTGTTCTACTTCGGTACCAACAAAAAACTTTACACTGTCGTGTCCATCTCTATTCATTTGTTCTTTTCTTCCTGCTCTAGTTTGTTAAGGCGGGCAATCTCGTCTTTGTATTGTAGCTTCTTTTTCTTGAGTTCTGCAACCTTTGATTCGTCCGCATGTGGATGTTTTTCCATTTCATGCAGTTGTAGCTCTAGAACTCTGTGTGCTTCTTGTAGGTGTTTGATTCTAACTTCGTAAGATTCTATTTCAATCTCCTCTGTTTGCTCTTTCAAGAAGGTTCTCCAATGCATTTTCGTCCAAAGTTTCTTCCACTTCCTCATTTGTAGTCTCCTCTACCACTTCAAATAATACATCAAACATGGGTCTTGCGCTAAATGTTTTTTCGCCTTTGAATCCACGAGTTCCAATGATCTGATTCCAGTATCCTGTTTTGCTTGAATACATGGGAGTTTCAATGATATCCAATGCAGCCTGTTTGGTTGGCGCAGAAAATATACGTTCCACAATGTCTGTAAAGTACTCACCATCACCAGTGTCTAGCTCATGTCTCATCATGTAAGGATAACGCCCAGCATCAAATTCACGATTGGCACGTTGTACACTTTCAATATGAGTCCATACATTATGACCCATCAGTAGCATGTAGCTAAAACTATCCCAGGACGTTTTGCCTTCTTTGCCATTCTTGTTTAGATCACCTGGATTGTACACACAGATATCTTTCATTTGACACAGCGCACTAATCGGCGACTCATCAAAGTAGTGGATCAGTTTGTCCTGTAGGATAGCATCACGATAGCCACGAGTATCGGTAGCATACTTCTTGTCATCCACAATAGGACTCATCCTATAGGACCACTTGCCTTGGTGTGTGAGATCAATCTCGTGATACACCTGACCATTGGCTGTGGCGAGGAATGGGCTGGCACAATCAAAGGATATAGTAAAATTCGGATTAACGTGTTTCCTAACAGCCCTTTGAATCACGGTGAGTAGCACAGCCCATTCCAACTTTGAAGTACCCAAGAAGTGCATCCAATCATGAACACCTTCTTGCAGTAGATTATCGTAGCGCAGTGTAACCAGTCGCTTGAGAATCAACTGTATGTCACACATGTTTTGTCCACCCATGGCCCAGCCATCAAAGTGTGTGTCGGGATATTTCACCGGATCACAATACTCTTTCATGATATCGTACCAGGCATCGGCGTTGGGATGATTATCACCTTGTAGCACGTTTAGAATACGTGTGCCGCCATTCTTGTAACCTTTACGGTTCTTCATGAAGTATTCGTTGTTGTACTTGGTAGCATCAACTGCTTGTGATAGTGTTTTAATGCCACAAGCATCACTGGCTTTCTTGTCATGGATGACCCAGGTCGGAATATCCAAGGTCATGGCATAGTCACTAATACCGTCTAACCATTTGAGAATAGCTGATCTTTTCTTTTCTGCCTTGGCACAGCCCGAGTTGGCTTTCCAGTCGCCTTCCCACACACCCTTGGCAATCTGGAATCCACCCGAGTCACGTAGCATGAACGTGCCTGGCTCGCGAGCTCGTACCATGTCCTCAGACCAGTCTTGTTTGTTTAGGTCTAGGTTAGCATGTCCACCGGAATACAAACTCCACTTGTATGGAAACAATGCTTTAGAACTGTTGAGCCAGTTCATCTGTTCCATGTCTGGCATGCCTGTGGGCATACGTGTGGGTTCTACATAAGGACCGTTTACTAGATCTCTTTGCTTGCCCACAAAGGTAGCATAGAAACCAGAGATAGCCGGAAGGAACACAGCATAGTCATTCTGCTTGGCAGTGAAATTATCTTGATTAGGCTGGTTGCTCATTCTTTTTTTCTTCTAGTGTTAGTATGTCCATGATCTTAAACTGCTCGTAGGCTTGTTTAAGACCAGGATGGCGTTCCATGCGTTGCAGAAGATCACGTTCTTCTTCCATCTTGTACCTAACCCATTTAATGGCTTCTTCGGCAGTGGGCTCTAGTCCTACTGTGGCATAGCTGGTACTCAAGTTGAGCCAGCTTGATCCGTCAAACACCTGCAGGTCTGTTCCATTGATGCGCATCATACCTTGCATGGGATTGTTTACGTTTGGGCTAACATACGGAACACTGGTATTACCACCAGTTACTGTTATGCCGCCAACGCCTTGCAAGCCTTTGATCATTTCTGGTGTGCTGGTAGCAGATATGTGTATGCGCAGATACCACTGTCCACAGTGATCTGTAGCACACCTTCATCGCTGATCTTGAGATGCTTGTCACCAGCCAGTCCAAGGATACTGATCACAGCGCCAACTGGCCAACACCAGTTTTTAGTGAATGTACCACTTACCCCGTCAGCAAACACAAAGTTACCTGCATGGCTTGAGTGATCACCAAAGTAGAACTTCAACTGGTTGTTTTCAATCTTGGGTGCAAAGGTTGTTTCTTCACTGTTTGCTGCCGCTTGGTATTTCATCTTTTGGAAACTTGCCACAGTTGGAGTAATTTCCACAGTCCACTTGACCTGCTTCATCTTTACTGTTTTTAGTTTGTCGTTAACAACTGCCGCTTCCATAAAGCGATAATCATTCTTGAAGTCACCGTTCTTGTTTTCAAAGTGGATACCAACGGCAACAGTGTCTGGTCCTTTGACCTGTGTGTTGATACTGAGTTTGGCATCTTCTCGGTATTCAGGAATACCAAGGATAGTGTTTAGCTTGCCCAGGTTAGGCATACCGAATGTGCCCACAAACTCTGGTACAGGATTGTTAAATTGTGCTTGTACGATAACACTACGATCCTCACTCAGTGAGTCAAGGGTGGTTGTGTTAGCATCCCCAGTTACTTTAACTAGGTCAATAAAACCTAGGCTGTGTGTATGTTGTACGATGTCTTGTAAATAATCTTTCATTGAGATTCTCCTATAGGGTTGATTTTAGATGATGTATTTAGATTTGTCAACGGCATTGAGTAAATTATTCAAATGTAAACAGGCTATCAAATGTGGTTGCAATATCTGTGTTCTCTGGAATCTTCCAGTCCAACACACCCAGCAAGTTTTCTACCTTTTGATCCACAATGGTTGTTTCCATCAGCGCATCATCAAACGGCAGTTCTTTGAACCAGGCAGGAATGTGTGACTCATCGGTTGGATAGCCCACAGACGTATAGCCCAATGCATTGTCTTTGAGCTTGCACACAATGGTTTTCATGCCATCAACAATGCTTTGGCTGTAGTTGTCGCCATGCATGCGTTTGAGGTTGTTCCAGTTCATGGCTGCTCGCACATGCCCTGGCATGTTGGCACGACCCAGCCTTGCTTCTTCGGCTGAATACTTGGTCAAGTTGTTCACACGTTTGGGTGTGCCTTTTTCCCACGCAGGCCGGCTTTGGAAAGCAATCTTGAAGTCACGCACCTTGTCATAGATGCCTTCCTTCTGTCCGCCTGTTAGCACATCCAACAGCAGTTCACTCAAGAAGTCTTGCACAACCTTGGGAGTGTCTGAACGCTTCAGATCCAAGCCCATGGCCTTGACCTTGCCTGGCTTGCCATGTGTGTCCAGCCTATTGCCTTCAAGGTCATAGATCAATAGTGCATAGCGTTTCTTCTTGATAAACAAACTTTTCTCAGCCACCAGTTCTCTACCACCTTTGATCAGCTCACCCATGCTACGTGGACAGTGACAGGCCCGTTCCATAAAAGCAGGGAAGGAGGCGTTCACTTGATCTGCAATATTGTCGTAGAGTTGAACACAGATGCTTTTGTTCCACTCCATCCTGCCAGCTTCAACATCTTCCTTGATCGCCGGCCACGCACTGAAGTACGCAGAGTCAGTGTCTCCATAGATGATACTCTTGCCCACATGATCGTATTCCCCAAAGATGCACTCATTGATATAAGCATCCATGTGCCTAGCAATAATTCGTCCAGTGAGTGTGGTACTCTGACCAATTCTTTTATCGAAGAAACGACAACCTGGGTTGAGGATGGCTCCGTAGAGACTGTTAAGGTTAATTTTCTTGACCAGCTGTCGTTTATCCCAGAATGCTTTGTCTTCATCTGTAGTTGCATCCTTCTTCTTGGTCTGCATCTCTTGACGTTCACGATACCAGCGTTCTAGTAAACCTGGGATAATGCCTTTCTTTTCATGGGTCATGATAGTGCCGTTGGCAGTAAGGATCCAGGGTCTGTTGCTGTCAAATATCAGCCGCCAGATTTCTGCCGCACTATGCACTGTGGGCGCTTGGCCTTCCCAGTCAATGGTAATTTCTGTGCCTGCCTGTGTTTCCATCACAGCAGTGTATTCAAGGGTGCCAAACATGTTTTCCCAGGCATCAGCAAAGCTAGAACCCGAGTCCATCTTGTCCTTGATATACTTGTCGGTCATTATCGGCCGGAGTTGGCCAACAATCGTTTCTGGGCCCATGTTGCAGGCTCTAATAGCCGAGGGATAGAGCGAGTTAATGTCAATTGCGCCAACCCAGTCGTGCATTCCTTTTTTGGGGAAAGCAACATAGGCACCTGCGGCTTGCGTGTCACCTTGATCATCTCTATTTCTCCTGTTAGGTACAATCAACCCAAGTTGATGTGCTTCGTTAATAATAGCTTGCTCGGTAACTGCCACAGCACCCATGGTGGTCTGTAGCAACACGGTATTTTCATGTGCCAGCACGTTGGCTAGATCCAAGAACTTTAGTTTCTTGTCCAGCTTGTTCAACAGCATGGTATCTTGTCTGTTGTACACAATAAACTCTTTGAAGTCTTTGTTGTACAGCTGATCCAGTGTGCCTTCATACTGTGTCTTGCGCTCGTCTAGTTCATACTCTGAAATAGCATCCAGACTATAACTGTGACGTTCTTCGTATGTGTACTTGCGATACAACTGCATGTAGTCAAGATGCACACGACCCACAAGATCAAACGTGAGTGTTTCGGCACCAAAGCGTTCAAACATACGTTGCTTAGGCACCTGCCCCCATAGGCACATTCTGCGTGTGTCATCCTTACTGAGCACACGAGTGATACGCATTGTGGTATAGGGAATATCAAAGCCTTCACTGTTCCAACCACTCAGGATGTCTGCATCGTCAATGAGATCCAAGAAACTGTTCAGTAGATCTTCTTCACGTTCAAACAAGAAACAGTTTTCAAACTGATCGCAGATCTCTTGTGCAGTTTCCCAGCTCATGCTCTTGGGTGGAATCACCAGAGTAATAAGTTTTTCCATCCAGTCCAAGTACAACGAAATAGCAGTGATAGCATTGAATGGGTCTTCTGGTTTTGAGAAGCCTCGCAGTGGATCAAAGTCCACCTCAATGTCAAAGAACGCTGTTTGCAGTTTGGGACTTGTGGAATTTAAGTAGTTGGTCTCAAGGCATCTGTGTATGGGATTGATATCGCTTTCCCAGATGCGTTTGTTGCTGTTGACACGCAGTTCCTTTTGATACTCTTTGTTGTTGCGTGAGTGGAATCTGCTTACAGGTGTTCCATAGATTGTGCGGAACTTGCCTCTAGGGTCGTCATAGTAAAATATGTATTCGGCTGGGTATTCTCTATACTCCCTCTTGCCGTTCACACGTTCTACCACATGTATACGATCTTTTGCTCGATCGTAGAGAGCGTCTACATAACTCATATTTTTCTCCTTTGTGCGACTTTGAGCTCACACACACTCTACCTGCCGTTTCATGTCCGGCGCGACAAAATTATTTATTGCATTAACATTCTTGCCAAACCTACTGAGTCGATTGTGGTAAGAAGGATGTAATTAGCCAGCATACCAAAGGAACCGCGACTATAAGCACACCCAGCGTATATAGCACAACCTGCAATCCAGACTGGGTACATGTAAAGAAGGGGTGGATTAGGCACGGTCGCGGCCATAGTGATAGAACAGCCAATAGATATAGCCCAAGCAAGGACCTCAAAACAAAAACGAACTCGATCGCTTTTGTAATCTTCTCGGATCCAGTTAGCGGTTCCACTTAATATATCATTCATTAATCTGCATGCCTTGTGATAAAATTAGTTCTAATGTTTTGAGCGCCAAAATATTCTTTTACAGTCTGGATGACTGTTTCAATATCAAATTTTTTACAACTAAACACATCAAAGTATGCGGTATAGTTTGGCTCAATAAAGTGCCCTGTAATGTTACTGGTTGTTATCAACTGCATTAGGCTGTAGCCTTGTTTAGGATCATTGGGTAATAGAAATTCAATTATAGGATCTCCATGAGGTGTCATGTCTATCCGTTGCACAAGATCTTTAACAAAAGCCGCAATGTTCTCACGGCTTTTGATACCTTCGTTACATCCACTGCAATCAAGCATCAAGTGATAACCAAAATATTTCAAAGAGTCTTGCCTACGGTTTCAAGTATAGTGTTAAGCTCTTCGTGGTCTTGGTTGTGTTTGCCCAGTTCGGCCTTGTGTGCAATACGCACTGCCTTTTTTAGCACAGCAGGTTTGATTTCCATTTCCTCTGCAATGGCTTTAATTGTGTCGTTAAGGCCTTCGTTGAGAGTTTCAACTTCTTGCATGACCTGCATGCCTTCATTGATAAGTTGAGTAAGTTTTGCTTTTTCGGCTGAGCCGAACATACGTGCTGACATTGAATATCCTCCAGTTGATTAATTATACAGTTTGTTTTAAGAATTAGCAACTCGCAGTTTCGCCAATCTTGCCTTTTCAAGAATCTTGATATAGACCCAGCCTATGTCAAGTTCAAACCAGCGTCTGCTCAGCCGCGGATTAGCAGCGTCAAGATGGTGATTGCTGTGAAGCTCTTCACCGCCAACGACAATGCCAAAAGGAACCAAATTTCTACTTCTGTCTCTAGTCTGTCCATTACGATACCCCCACCAGTGTGCAAGACCATTTATAACTCCCGCGGCCCAGAACGGGATCCAGAGCATCTGTATGCCCCATAGTACTAATCCTAAGATGCCAAACAACCAGAGATTGATCAGCAACATGATCATGATGCCTAGTCTGCTGTGTTTTGCGTACACATTGTTTTCCATCCAGTCATCTGGTGTGCCCATTCCATACTGCGCCAGCATTGCAGTATCTTTGCTGGCAGCATGATATAATAAAGCACCACCAAACAACACACGCCAGATACCAAACACATGAGGCGTGTGTGGATCGCCAGGTTGGTCACTGTGAACATGGTGCTTGCGATGTATGGCCACCCATTGCTTGGTAATCATGCCAGTTGTGATCCATAACCAAAAGCGCATGAAATGAGATACCGCAGGATGGAATGTTACTCCGCGATGTGCTTGACTACGATGTAGGAACAAGGTAACACATACAATAGTGATATGGGTTACCACTAGAGTATATAAGAGTGGATTCATTGTAATATTTATTGGGATAAATGGTTAACCGTTATTTCTGCTTTGCCATTACTTTTTTAAGAAGGTTAACTTTGTACTTTGTTTTTTCAGTTTCTAGAGCAGGAAGTATTTTGTATTTTTGATCTATCTCATGATTTGTGTTAGTCAACAAATCTCCCGCAGGCACTCCAAATCGTTGGTAATAAAAATATGCCCACATTGCAGTTTTACGTGCAGGCCAATGTTTGGCGTTTAATTCTTTGGCTTTTTTAAAACAAGTTTCAAAATCTAATCCTGTTCGAGAGTTGCGCCACGGATGCAGAGTAACTAGAGTGTCCGACAATCTAGATGTTTCGTTAGTTAAAATTTCGTAATCATGGCTGGCATATTCATGATCTAAAAAACTGACATAATAAACATTAAAGAATTCCTTTGGAACAATGTACAATGGTTCAATCTTCCAGTCGTCCAGCGGGTTTTGATCACTTGTTGCCCATTTATCAAACTTTTCAAAGTCTTCTTCGGTGTCATGTGGTAATCCAAAAATAAATGCAGAGTGTGTGGTAATATCTTTCCATGATGATTGTTTTAACCCACGAAGGAAATCAAGTTGATCATATGGATCCATGCCTTTGCCGATGCTCTTTGCACTTTTTGTATTCAGTGTTTCTATACCAAACGTAGCAGACTTCAGTCCTGATTCTTTTAAAATTTCTGCAGTCTCAGGAAATCTAGACATTAGGTCAAGTCGTAGATAGCTTGTAAACTCTAGCTTGAATGGCAACTTGCTATAAACTTCATCGTATAAAAATTTTATTTTATCTGCACTGTCATTGTATGTGTCATCACTGAAATAGTATCTTGTGACTCCATGTTTTTGATAATTTTGACTCAGTTCATCTTTTAATACCGCGGCTTGCTTGACCCATTCGCCTTTGGTTTTACCGTTCAACGGAAATCCACAAAATTTACATTTAAATATACATCCTCTAGCAGTTTCAATGGTTAAAGTTTCGTTGTCAAGTACTATGTCATCTTCGTGATAGATAATTTGCGAAGTTGTAAATTGATCGTATTCTTTATTGGCTATGTAATTACTATAAAAACTTAACGGAATAGGAGTCTTCTCACTATTCACCCATTTGGTATAGGTTATAATCTCTTGGTCAACATACCCTTCAAACTGCACAAATCCAAATGCAGAAAGGTCCCACGATCGAGACCCACCAATCAAGAATTTAATGTTAGGTTTTAAGTACCTAACGAAATCTACAAAAGATCTTATTCCTTGTGTTAGTGTGGCATGAGAGTAGTTTGCCTTCACCAATTGTTTTTCTGCATAGTATGGCAAGCCAAATATGTGCCACAAGAACGACCCACTGATGCCAATCCAAAGGGTGTTCCTGCCAATTGCTTTTGAAAGTATTAGTTTTAACGTTGAATCTAGTCTAGTGGTTGAATTTGAAAATGCTGTAAGGTCAATGCAAAGAACGCTGTAGTTATTTTTTCTAAGTTCAGTGGCTATTCTGAAAGGCCCGCCAGTTTTAGATAAGTGCATTTCGTCATTGCCATATAGCAATATGCATTGATACATTAAGGGATTCTTTCTTTGATGATTTCTATTATTTGTGGACTGAGCACAACTTCATAATGATTATAATCAACATCAACCAATTCCATATCTTTGTGCGCACGTTGACTTGCCAGGGTGACCACACCGTCATTGGGTTCAATGATCCAGGGTGCTGACCCCTTGGTAGTGACAAGATTAGTCCATGGCCATGTTATGTGAATTTTTTCAGCCTGTTTCATAGGCTCACTTCTTGGGCCTATATCCTTGAGTAATCGACTGAAAAAGTAAAAATACTTGGCATAATCTGCCACTTCTGCACCACCATAGGGTGTGCTTAGTGTGACTGCACCTTGCACACGATCTCGATAGTAATCTGCAATATGCAGTGCATAGATACCACCAAGGCTATGACAAACAAAAAACATTGAATCAACCGATCCAAGTTGTTCGATCATGATGCCTAGATTGTGATCAAACCCATCGCGACTATCATATTCTAGCACAATGTCATCACCGGGCATCTGAGATCTAATATAGTTAAAACTCTCGCCAGTGGCGCTGGCACCATGTATGTACACTGTTTTCATTTCCATATCACCATTTTAAATCTTTCTTTTACAATGCGAAAGTAGTTGCACTTCCAGTCGCTTTGTGCAAAAAAATCTAGACCATGCCATTCATCCTTGCGCTTGAGTAGCTGTTGTGCCGCGTCGTCCCAGTCTATACTATTTAATTTTGGCTGTACTGACTCTTTTATCTCGGCGGCTTCGGTGTAGTCAAAGCAATCGTACTCCCAGTGCAGTATTTCAAATGCATTACCTTCACGATCTACCCAGTCCATGCTAAAGTCTAGGCCCCACTTGGGACGCATAGCACACAGCTGATGTACTCTTGGAAGGTCACCGGCCCAGTAGCGCAGTTGTGCCAATGCACCTTCTCGATAGCCTTTTCGTTCAAACAGCAGGCTGTGGTTTAGCACAGCCCCTTCTAGTTTTTCTTCTTGTGCGAACCAATCTTGTTTTAGTGCAGTCCGATGACTACGATGTGGCTTGGGTGTGTTTTCGTTTGCACCAGCGAATTCTTTTTCTAGATCAGTAAGGTCGTAGCCATTTTGATCAAACAATGCTAGGTCATCCGCAGTAGGTTTAAACACCAGTTTACCAATCGAATTGATCCAGTATCCTTCTGGATTAAATTGATTCGTGGTAAGAGTGAGATCTCGCATGCAGGCTCCTATCGTGCCGCATTAAGAATTAACTGGCAGGTGCAGCTATTTTCTTAATGTCTTTGATATCTGCTTTGGTTTCATGCAGTAGTTGAGTAGCAATGGTTAGATGGTGATGTAGTTCGAGCCACCATGTTGCTATGTCGTATATTTTTTTCAGGATCCACATCCACCATATGATGCAGGTTGCAACCCCCCAGGTAATGATAACTTTAACTGCCATATCCCAGCCGACGAAGTTTTTGTATTCGAGTATAGCAAATGCAACTACTATAACCATTACACTGAGCACAGTGTATCTAGACCACCAGCTGCACTGGGTTGAGAATCGTCTGGAGCAACTCATTTCAGTGTGGCTCTCAACTGCCATGAATGCTTGCGATGTGCATCCATGCGCTCTGCTAGGAAGTTAGCAAGACCATCTTCTCCTGCGGCAGTGGCAATGTCGAAAGTCAACTTTAGTAGTTTGGTCATTTTATCCGAATCGGCCAACAGTTCTGACAGCATTGCTTGGGGTGGTAGTATTTCGGATTCGTCATCAATCTGGCTCAGCATGCTGAAACGACCATAACTTGCAGGAGTGTATGCATTCAGCTTGCGTATGTTTTCTGCAAATGGATCAATACTGCCGTATACTTCTTGGT